ATGGCGTTTGGTTTTATTGATTTTGCAAAAGAGGTATTAGAGGCTTCGAACAGGCCATTATCCGTGGAGGAGATGTGGGCGGCGGGATGTAAACGGGGGCTTGACGGGAAGCTGGGTTCATCCGGAAAGACACCTGTCCGCACGTTATCGGCCAGGATTTACGTTGATCTAAAAAATAATCAGGAGTCGATATTTACACAGATAAGTAAAAGACCAGCGAAATTTTATCTGAAAGGAAAAGATTTCACATCAGACCTAGAAGAAATTCAGGAAACGGATAGCAGCAGGGAGACGGGCAGGTTTCATGAACGGGATTTACATATTCTTCTGTCCAGCTTTGTCTGTGCAGATGAGCATTTTAAATGCATGACAAAAACCATTTATCACGAAGTTTCCAAGAGGGAGAAAAGCGGTAAGAACAGATGGCTGCATCCCGATATCGTAGGGGTTCATTTTCCGTTTGATTCTTATACGGATAATACACTGAAGCTGTTCGATGTGCTGAAGGTCAATCCATATAAACTGTATTCCTTTGAGATGAAGATTAGTCTGAGTTTGTCCAACCTGCGGGAATGCTATTTCCAGGCAGTATCAAATTCAAGCTGGGCGCATGAGGGATACCTGGCTGCGCTACATATATCGGAGGAACCGGAACTGATGGATGAGTTGCGGAGGCTGAATAATGCCTTTGGCATTGGGGTAATCCGGGTGGACGCTGAACACTTTATGCAGAGTGAGATACTCTTTTCAGCGAAGGAGAAGGATTCCCTTGACTGGGATACGATAAACCGGCTGGTGGATGATAACCGGAATTTTAAAAGTTTTCTCAATGATTTGATGGAAGATATCAAGGTCGGGAAAATAAAAAGCAGATATGACAGGGTTTATGAAGACGAGGAGACCGCCAGCAGGGAGTTAAGAGAAAAAGGAATTATTGAATAACAGGAAGGAAAAGAAACAGTCAGATTATTTGGATTGTTTCTTTTTTATTACTTTGACCACAGACAAATTAATATAAGTTTTACCTGGAAGGGAATACTTCATATACATGGAAGTTTATGGTAAATAGGCTCATGCAACGAGCCATAGAAAACCATAGGCATTCTATGAATATGTGCGGTACTGCCGGAAAGGAGAGAGACAATGCCTGAAAATCAAAGGTGTTTATTCAAAATAAATATTTTTTATGAGATGGCAGTTACCCAAAAGACAATTATGATAAATATAGAATATATGTGCTATGTAATAGGAAGCACTTTTAAAAAGCGAATAAAACATCCACCGGGGCATGCCCCATGTGATAGTCATAAAATTTCAGACCGTAGGAAATCCGACCAATGGATTCCTGCGGTCTTTTTTTGCGCTTTGAAAGATGGCAGTCAGTTTTTCTGGCTTTACCGCAAGGTAAAGAGAGGAATGCTGAATGCAAAAAAGAAAGATCACTATCAAATATGGCAGGGAAGAAATCCAGATGGAGGTTACGGAGGAGGAATACCAGAGGTTTTATCGGCCATGGTGGCAGCAGAAAAAGAAGGAACAGAGGAATCGGGAGGCTATGGAGGCACAGGGATACAGGATGGAGTCTTATGAGGAATGGAATTTGGGTGTTCGGGGAGGCTACCGAGGGCATGGAACAGGAAATACGGTTTGCTGTGGAGCATGGCATCCACATCTGGTTTAAGGAAGATGCGGAAGGAGACAGTGGGGTATGAAACTGGCGATGGTTGTGACAAAGTTGACAGGAAATGAGGAGAATGACTGGGCGAGGGCGCAGGAGTATTGCCGTTATGCGGCGCATAAGGGTGTTATCCCGGTCAGTGCCTATCTGAACTTCCACGGAATGTTCCCGGATGAGCTTGGCGGGGCGGTGGAGCATCTTTTAATTTCCCGTCTGGCAAAATAGATGGATGAAATATGGGTGTTTGGGAATGAGACAGATGCGGAAAAAAAGAAACGAATGGAAGAAGCCTGCCGGGAGTACGGCGGCAGGGCAAAGTATTTTGACGCAAGGGAGATTGGGGAGGATTTATTGCGCTGTACCATGTTCTCCGAGGAACTGATTGAGAAGCTGGAAGAAATGGAGGAGTTTTAGATGGGAAGTGAATTGTTGAAGATGGCGGACGGGTTTGCTTTGGTTGCGGAGAGCCTGCGGGAGCTGGCAGAACAGGCTGTGGAAGAAGCAAAGGCGGAGACGAAACAGGAGAGCAAAACAGAGACGGGAATAGCAGATAAGAAAAAAAAGGAACAGAAGGTGGCTGTGGAGGATATCCGCGCGGTGCTGGCGGAGAAGTCACAACAGGGGAAGTCTAAGGAAATCAAGGGGCTGCTGGGAAAATATGGGGTGGAAAAGCTGTCTGCCGTGGAGGAAAAGGATTATCCGGCGCTGCTTGCGGAAGCGAAGGTGCTGTGATGGGGAGACATGCGCTGTTGTCTGCTTCTTCATCTAAGCGGTGGCTGAACTGTACGCCGTCCGCAAGGCTGGAGGAGCAGTTCACAGAAGATACGGGAAGCGTGTATGCGGAGGAAGGAACTGCCGCCCATGCTTTGGCGGAGCATAAGCTGAAGCGGATGCTGAAACGGCGTTCCAAACGCCCGGTATCGGATTATCAGTGTGACGAGATGGAAGAATGCACGGATGGGTATGTGGCTTATGCCATGGAGCAAATTGAACTGGCGAAGCAGAACTGCAAAGACCCGGTGGTGCTAATCGAGCAGCATCTGGATTATTCAACCTATGTACCGGAAGCGTTTGGAACCGGAGATTTGGTGATTGTTGCGGACGGGGTTTTAACAGTCATTGACCTGAAATATGGAAAAGGCGTGGCAGTGGAGGCGGAGCGGAACCCGCAGATGATGCTGTACGGGCTGGGAGCCTTGGAACTGTTTGATGCCATTTATGATATTGATACGGTGCGGATGACCATTTACCAGCCGAGACTGGAGAGCATCAGCACCTGGGAGATTTCTGTTTCTGAACTGATGGGCTGGGTGGAGAAGGAATTGAAGCCGAAGGCTGCGCTTGCCATTAATGGTGAGGGAGAATTCCGGTGCGGCTCCTGGTGCCGTTTCTGCAAGGCGAAGAATACCTGCAGGGCAAGGGCGGAGGAGTACCTGAAGTTGGCACAGATGGAGTTTCGGCCTCCGGCGCTACTGTCGGATAAGGAGATTGCGGAAGTTTTGAAAGTTGCGGATGACCTTGCCAAGTGGGCGGCAGATGTGTATGCCTTTGCCATGGATGAGGCAATCACCCATGGGAAGCAGTGGGCAGGCTTCAAGCTGGTGGAAGGCCGGAGCAACCGTAAGTATACGGATGAGGAGGAAGTGGCGGAGGCGGTAAAGGCTGCCGGGTACACGGATATTTATAAAAGTACGCTGGTGGGCATCACGGAGATGGAGAAGCTGATGGGCAAGAAGAAGTTTGCGGAGGTACTTGGGAAGCTGGTGTACAAGCCACAGGGCAAGATTACCCTGGTGACGGAATCGGATAAGAGGCAGGCAGTAGAAACGGCAACCGCAGAGGCGGATTTTAAGGAGGCAGAATAAGATGGGAAATGAGAATGCGAATGTAAATGTAACAAAAGTGATTGTACCCTGCAGGTTTTCTTACCTGCATTGCTGGGAGCCAAATGCAGTGAACGGGGGAGACCCGAAGTATTCGGTGTCAGCCATCATCCCAAAATCGGATGCGGAGACTGTGGAGAAGATTAAGAGGGCGATTGAGCAGGCGAAGAAGGATTCCGATTCCAAATGGGGCGGAAAGGTTCCGGCCAATCTGAAACTGCCGCTCCGTGACGGGGACATTGACCGCCCGGAGGATGAAGCCTATGCGGACAGTTATTTCTTAAATGCCAATAGTAGGCAGGCCCCACAGGTGGTGGATAAGAACGTGCAGCCCATTCTTGAGCAGTCAGAAGTGTATTCCGGGTGTTATGGCAGGATTAGTATGAATTTTTATGGGTTTAACAATAACGGAAACCGTGGGATTGCGGCGGGGCTGGGGAATATCCAGAAACTGCGTGATGGGGAATCCCTGGGTGGCAGGAGCAATGCGGATGAGGATTTTGATGCAATAGCAGATGAGGAAGATTTTCTTGGATAATGAGAACAGGGCGGCGGGTGACCGCTGCCCGTTATTCAAAATGCGGAGGAAAGGAGTTCTGTCATGGGAAGGATTTTAGAAATAGACATTGAGACATACAGCGATGTGGATTTGATTAAATGCGGGGTTTACGCTTATGCGGACGGCCCTGCTTTTGAGGTCCTGCTGTTTGCCTATTCCTTTGATGGAGGGAAAACGCAGGTGATAGATCTGGCGCAGGGAGAGGAACTGCCAGAAGAGGTGACAGAGGCTGTATTTGATGAAGGTGTGGTAAAGACGGCATTTAATGCAAATTTTGAGCGGATTTGTCTTTCTAAGCACTTTGGAAGACAGCTATCTCCAGAGAACTGGCATTGCAGCGCGGTACAGGCGGCCATGCTGGCATTGCCCCGTTCCTTGGAGGACGTTGGGGTGGTGCTTGGATTGGAACAGCAGAAGATGAAAGAGGGGAAGGAGCTAATCCGGTATTTTTGTGTACCGTGCAAGCCCACAAAAGCCAATGGTGGGAGAACACGGAACCTGCCCTGCCATGCGCCAGAGAAGTGGGAAATATTTAAGAACTACTGCATCCGGGACGTGGATGTGGAGAAGGGAATACGGAGAAAACTGCAGCATTTTCCGATTTCTGAAGGTGAGATGGAACTGTACTGTCTGGACCAGAAAATCAATGACAGGGGTGTTTTGGTGGACAGGGAACTGGTACAGCAGGCGGTATCCTGCGACCTGCTTTATAAGGATATCGTGACGAAACGGGCATATGAACTGACCGGGCTGGAAAATCCCAATTCGGTGGTGCAGATAAAGTCATGGCTGGAGGAGAACGGCGTGGAGATGGAAAGCATGTCAAAAAAAGCAGTGGCCGGGCTGATTGAAGAATCAGACGGGGAGGTGCAGGAGCTTTTAAGGCTTCGGCTTCTCATGGCAAAGACTTCTGTGAAGAAGTATGAGGCTATGGAGCGGTCTGTCTGTTCAGACGGGCGGGTGCATGGCTTATTGCAGTTTTATGGAGCCAACAGGACAGGCCGGTGGGCCGGGAGGCTGGTGCAGGTGCAGAATCTGCCACAGAACCATATCCCGGATTTGGAACTTGCCAGGAGCCTTGTAAAGCAGGGGAGGTTTGAGGATGTGGAACTGCTTTATGATTCCACGCCGAATGTGCTGTCGGAGCTTATCCGTACCGCTTTTATCCCAAAACCGGGATACCGATTTGTTGTGGCAGATTTTTCTGCCATTGAAGCAAGGGTGTTGGCATGGCTGCCAGGTGAGAAGTGGAGGTTGGATGTGTTTGCTTCCCATGGGAAAATCTATGAGGCTTCGGCATCTGCCATGTTCCAAGTGCCAATTGAAGAAGTGACGAAAGGCTCGCCGCTCCGGCAGAAGGGAAAAATTTCAGAACTGGCTTTGGGATACGGAGGTTCTGTAGGTGCGCTGACTTCCATGGGTGCTTTGGATATGGGGCTGGCAGAAGAGGAACTGGCTCCGCTGGTATCCACCTGGAGAAGTGCCAATCCACATATCACACAGTTCTGGTGGGATGTGGATGCGGCGGCAGTAAAAGCAGTAACAGAGAAAAAGAAAACAAGGGTAGGGAGAATCACCTTTGAATATAAAAGCGGGATTCTGTTTGTGGAGCTGCCATCAGGTAGGAAACTGTCCTATGTGAAGCCCAGGATGGCATTGAATAAGTTTGGCAGGAACGGGCTGACCTATGAGGGAATTACGGAGAACAAGAAATGGAGCCGGATAGAGACTTACGGTCCGAAGTTGGTGGAGAACATCGTGCAGGGGACGGCAAGGGATTTGCTGGCGGAAGCCATGCTCCGGGTGGAGGAAAAAGGCTATTCCATTGTCATGCACTGCCATGACGAGATTATAGCGGAGATGCCGGAGGGGTATGGTTCCGTGGAGGAGATGTGTGCGGTCATGACCGTACAACCAGAGTGGGCGGATGGGCTGCCGCTCCGGGCAGACGGCTATGAGTGCGCTTTTTATAAAAAGGAATAGGAGGCAGAGGAACATGAAGCTGTTTATTTCAACAGGGAACTCACGGATGGAGAAGCAGTGGAACGGCAGGGAGATGGAACTTGAGGAATTTATAGGGCGTATCTCCACCACCATCCGTACTTCGGAGACGGTGGGGCAGTACCGGAAGCTATCAAAAACAAAACAGGATAACATCAAGGATGTGGGTGGCTTTGTGCTGGGGAAGCTGAAAGGCGGCAGGAGGAAGAAGGACTGCGTGGTGTTCCGGTCTGCCCTCACATTGGATATGGATTATGCCACAGTGGATATCCCGGAGCAGATAGAACTGTTTTTTGATTTCCGTTGCCTTATCTATTCCACCCATAAGCACACGCCGGAGAGTCCAAGGCTCCGGCTGATTATCCCGTTGTCTAGAACAGTCACGCCAGATGAATATGTTGCAGTGGCGAGGAAGGTGGCAGAAGATATCGGCATGGAGCTGTTTGACGATACCACCTATGAACCGTCCAGGCTGATGTACTGGCCGTCAACTTCTGCAGACGGGGAGTTTGTGTTCCGGGACATTGAGGGGGAAATCCTGAACCCGGATCAGGTGCTGGCAAGATATAAGGATTGGAAGGATTCTTCGGAGTGGCCGGTGAGCAGCCGCCAGCAGGCAGTGGTGCAGAGGGAGATGAAGAAACAGGCGGACCCGCTGGAAAAGGATGGGGTGATTGGGGCGTTCTGCCGGACCTATGGCATTGAAGAGGCGGTTGCCGCTTTTCTGCCGGAGGTGTACCAGCCAAGTGCCATGCCGGGAAGATTTGATTATATCCCGGCGGATTCCCAGGCGGGTGTGGTGGTCTATGAGGGGAAGTTTGCCTATTCTCATCATGCCACAGACCCGGCCTGCGGGAAGCTGATGAATGCTTTTGACATGGTGCGCATTCATAAATTCGGGGAACTGGACAGCCACTCATCCAAGGATACAGACCCTGCAAAGCTGTCTTCTTTTAAGGCAATGAGTGAATTTGTAGTAAGTGATGAGAAGGTGAAACGCCAGTTGATGAGGGAACGGGAGGAATCAGCACAGGCAGAGTTTTCACAGGAAGAATGGCAGTCTGCTCTGGAACTGGACCGTCAGGGGAGGGTAAAGGATACGCTGGATAATCTGGTGACAGCCATAAGGTATGATGAACGTTTACAATCCATTGCGTTCAATCTCCACCGGGACGGCATTGACGCGGGGAAGGAATTGCCCTGGAAGCAGATCAAGCCGGGGTGGAATGATTCTGATTTTGCATCCCTGAAAGTGTACCTGAATAAAGGCTATGGCGTGTATTCCCCGTCCAAAACGAAGGATGCACTGCTTGCGGTGGCTTCGGAGCGGGCATATCATCCGGTGAAAGAATATCTGGATGGGCTTCCGGTCTGGGATGGGGTAAAACGGGTGAATACGCTGCTCACGGATTATCTTGGGGCAGAGGATTCTGAGTATACAAGGGCAGTCATACGGAAAACACTGGCGGCAGCGGTAGCAAGGATTTACCAGCCGGGGGCGAAGTTTGACAGTGTGCTGATTCTGAACGGTCCCCAGGGGATTGGGAAGTCCACGTTGTTTGCAAAGCTGGCGGGAGCCTGGTTTTCCGATAGCCTGACGCTCACGGACATGCGGGATAAGTCAGGACCGGAGAAACTGCAGGGCTATTGGATTCTGGAGTTGGGAGAATTGGCAGGAATGAAGAAGACGGATGTGGAGACGGTGAAATCCTTTTTATCCCGTGTGGATGATAAGTACCGTGCCAGCTATGGCCTGAATGTGGAGAGCCATCCAAGGCAATGCGTGATTGTGGGAAGCACCAATACGGAGAGCGGATTTTTAAGAGATATAACAGGAAACCGGAGATTCTGGCCGGTGCGGGTGAACGGGCAGAGCGTGAAGAAACCATGGCAGATTACACAGGAAGAAGTAACGCAGATTTGGGCGGAGGCTGTGGCAATTTTTAAAGGTGGTGAAAAACTGTTCTTAGAAGGGGATGTGGCGGCAATGGCAGCCTCAGAACAGGCGGAAGCCATGGAGACGGATGACCGGGAAGGTCTGGTCAGGACGTATCTTGAAAAGCTCCTGCCGGAAAATTGGAATGCCATGAGCCTTTATGACCGCAGGAATTTTTTAAATGGAAGCGAGTTTGGTGAGATGCAAAGAGAGGGTACTGTGAAACGCAGCAGAGTGTGCAACATGGAAATCTGGTGTGAGTGTTTTGGACGGGAGTCTTCCACTCTGAAAAAGATAGATTCCTACGAAATTAGCGGTATCATGCAGAAGATTGAAGGTTGGGAAAAGGCGGAGCGGGACACCTTTCCCCTTTATGGCAGGCAGCGGTGTTACCGGAAAAGTTGAGGACAAGCGGGACAAAGTGCAGAGATGTCCCGATAGGCTGTCCGCTAGGAAATATAAGCAAAAGCAGGAGTTTTGGACAAGTGGACAAGAAATCCATATTGGGATTAAAAAATAAGAAAAGAAGCTGATTGTGCCTGTGTAATATGTGTATGCGCGTATATAGGAAAACACTGTCCGCCCTGTCCGCTTGTCCTGAAAATAGATAGGTTACTATGAACAGCAGGTAATAGAAAATGAAGGAAAATGTAATTGAAAGACAGTTTGCTATGGCTGTGAAAAAGATGGGAGGCATGGCAGTGAAGTTCGTTTCTCCCGGATTGGATGGGGTGCCGGACAGAATTGTCCTGTTGCCGGATAAGAAAATGGCGTTTGTGGAGTTGAAGGCTCCGGGAAAGAAGCTCCGGCCTTTGCAGGAGAAACGCAGAAGGCAGTTGGAAGCTTTGGGTTTTTCGGTTTATGTGATAGATGGGGCGGAACAGATTGGAGGTGTACTGGATGAAATATGTTCCACATAAGTATCAGGAGTATGCAAAAGAGTTTATTGTGAAACAGAATATCAGTGCTTTATTTTTAGATTGTGGTTTGGGAAAGACCATCATTACTCTGACTGCCATATGGGAACTACTGCTGGATTACTTTGAGGTCAGGAAGGTTCTGGTAATAGCCCCGCTCCGGGTGGCGAGGGATACCTGGCCGGGGGAATTGAAGAAGTGGGAACACCTGCAGGGGCTTGTGATGTCAGCGGTTCTTGGCTCGGAGAGGGAACGGATAACGGCATTAAACCGGAAAGCCAATGTATATGTCATTAACCGGGAAAATATAGAGTGGCTGGTGGCACATGGCGGGTGGGATTTTGATATGGTGGTGATTGACGAGCTGTCTTCTTTCAAATCACACCGGGCGAAGCGGTTTAAGGCATTGAAAAAGGTACGGCCCTGCGTGAAGCGGATTGTGGGGCTGACGGGAACACCTGCTCCCAATGGTTTGATTGACCTGTGGGCGGAGATTGGGATTCTGGATATGGGGCAGAGGCTTGGGCGGTTTATCGGCGGTTACCGGGAACGGTTCTTTGTGCCGGACAAGCGAAGCAGGGAGATAGTTTATTCCTACAAGCCGAGAGAGGGAGCGGAGGAAGCAATCTACGGTTTGATTTCAGATATCTGCATCAGTATGAAAGCGGTGGATTATTTGAAAATGCCGGGATGCATTTATAACCGGGTGGTGGTTGCCATGAGCGAAAAAGAAATGAATCTATACCATCAGCTTGAGAAAGACATGCTGGTTCCATATGAGGACGGTGATATTGATGCGGTAAATGCCGCCGGACTGTCCAACAAGCTGATGCAGATGGCAAACGGGGCGGTCTATGATGAGATCGGAGCAGTAAAACACATACATGACCGGAAGCTGGATGCCCTGGAAGATTTGGTGGAAGCGGCGAATGGGAAGCCCGTGCTTGTTGCTTATTGGTATAAGCATGACTTGGCAAAAATCCGGGAGAGGCTTGGGTCGGTGGTGCTGGACACTGTAGAGGATTTCCAGAAGTGGAATGCAGGGCAAATCCCTGTTGCAGTCATTCATCCGGCTTCTGCCGGACATGGACTGAACCTGTAGGCTGGAGGCTCCACCCTCATCTGGTTCGGACTGACATGGTCTTTAGAACTGTATCAGCAAATGAACGCAAGACTGTGGCGGCAGGGGCAGAAGAAGACGGTGGTCATCCATCATCTGATCGCTAAAGAGACACTGGATGAGCGGGTGATGGAGGCATTGGAGAAAAAGGACTGCGGGCAGTTGGCGCTGGTGGATGCGGTGAGAGCGAGAATTGGAGGTTGGAAGGATGGATGTGGAAAAACTGTTTAAGGATTATGATAAATGGAAAAGAGATATGGGGATTCTGGAATTTGAACTTAGCCGCTTTGAGGGCGTGCCATATGATGACGTGATAGAAAGTCTGTGCTTTTCCCATCCACAAGGAGACAAGGTGCAGACCAGTGGAATTTCTGATAAGACAGGAAAGACAGCCATCATTTACCGCCAGGTAAAAGAAAGGCTGGATGATGACTGGTTTGACTATCTGATTGAGCGGTACAAATCGGTAAAAGAGGAAGTGGAGTTTTTTGAATATGCAATGAACAGGCTGAGCGGAAGACAGTCCCAGGTATTAAAGGATATGGTGCTGGGACAGATGAGCTGGCAGGAGTTGATGAGTAAATACAATGTCAGCCATGCTATGATAGGAAAATATAGGAAAAAGGCAATCGAGGAATTGGAAGGGATTTATGGTATAAGAGAACAAAACACGGAAAACTATATGCTGGATTAGGCACGGTAGACAGATGGTAGACTAAGTGTAGACAAAGAGTTTATTGAAAGTTTATTGGAATCTGTGTTATCCTTAAACTGCGAAGAACTGTAAGAAGCTCTGTGGAAAATCCATGGGGCTTTTTCTTTTGCCTTTGTATGGACAGGGGCTTCATCCTTTCACCCTGTCCGGTACATAGGAGAGGGGATGGATAAAATGCCGATGAAGCCAAAAAAGCCCTGCCGCCATCCGGGATGCCCGAAGCTGACAGACGGGATTTATTGTGAAGAGCATGGATTGCTGCATTGTAGTGACAGGACATCTTCTGCCGGGCGTGGGTACGACAGACGATGGCGTATCGCAAGAAGCAGGTTCCTGAAAGCACATCCGCTATGTGTCCGGTGCCGGGAACAGGGAAGGCTGGTGAAGGCAACTGTGGTGGATCATATTGTGCCGCACCGTGGAGATGACAGATTGTTCTGGGATGAAGAGAACTGGCAGGCGCTGTGTAAGAACTGCCATGACAGCAAGACCATGACGGAGGACCGTTATCAGGAGTACAAATACTGACAGAGAGAAGCCTTGGGAGATTCCCAGGGCTTTTCCTCTAGGCGGTAGTAACGTGCCGCCTGCCATTTAACTGGAACTGGTCGTGGCTTTGAATCTGCCGAATGGCGGAGCGGACAGTGTGTGCGTGTCCATGCCTGTGGTAATAAGGTATACCTTTGGAGTGTTTGTGGTAGATGCGGACAGGATATTTTGTATAAGAGTATGGTTTCTGGATAATCCAGCAATGCCCGGTGCACCGGGACTGGATTTCGTAGAAGTCATCCGTTTTCCGGACGAGTTTGAAATAGGACGAGGCCAGGAGAGAATGCTCGTTGGATGTGAACATTATTTTTTACCCTTGCGTTTGCCGGGGGCTTCTCCATACGGTGTTTGTGGTTCACAGACCATGGCAGGCTGAGGTGCGGGTGTGATGCAGATGCAGTTATCCTCATAGGACACTTCGATGGCATCCCCGATGTGGAAGCCGAGAGCCTCCAGCCATTTTCCCTCCATGGAAATCTTAGGAGTGGCAGTGTAGTAACTTTCCCTGCCCCAGACATATTGAGCCTGCCTTGCCCGTGCGCTGTAAAGGACTTTCATTTTCTTTGATTTCATAAGCAGTTGCCTCCTTTGGTTTTGGTAGTGCCATGTTAAATCGGATTCGGATAATTATCCAGTCAATTCGGAGGCATGAACTGCACAAAGATTTGTCCCGTGGATTGTGCAGGTTATGACTGGATTCGGGGAAATCTGCCGAGGGGAGGGGCGGTCTGAATCTCTGGAACCCCGCCCCCTGGAAACCGCCGCCCCCTCAAACGTGAATTTTCGCATAAATCGGCAGGGGGGATAGGAAACCCGGAGCATTTCCATACATAAACATAGGATTTCCGCAAAATAAGGCAAGAAAGGTTTTGCCGAAAAGTACCGGAAATCCCGTGTTTTGAAGCTGGGAAACCATTTAAAAGGAGTGGCTTTCTGGCTTCTTTATATTTGGAGGTGTGAAAGGATGACCGATGCACAGGCAGCTCAGATAAAGGAACTGCGGATACGGGGGCAGGGATACCGGGCAATAGGGGCGGCGGTTGGGCTGTCCCGTGATATTGTAAGGAATTTCTGCAAGGCAAACGGAATGGATGGCTATGCCAAAGCTATGGCACTCAATATGCAGGAACGCCTGGCGTGCGGAAAAGCCTGTGCCTGTTGCGGAAAAGAAATTAGTCAGTCGGGGAACGGCAGGGCGAGAAGGTTCTGCTCAGACAAATGCAGGCGAGTATGGTGGAAGCTGCACCCGGAGGCGGCACAGAGAAAACACACCCGTATAGAGATGTGCGCTTACTGCAAAAAAGAATTTGAAGTCAATGGAAGCCGGGAACAGAAGTATTGCAGCCATAACTGTTACATCAAAGACCGGTTCTGGAGGGACGAGGATGGAGTTTAAGAAAATCAGGATAGCGGACTTGGTTCCGGCTTCCTATAATCCGAGGAAAAAGCTGAAACCCGGTGATAAGGAATATGAGAAAATCAAGAATTCCATCCAGGAGTTTGGTTATGTGGAGCCAGTGATTGTCAATTCTGATATGACCATCATCGGCGGTCACCAGCGGGTGACAGTGCTTTCCGATTTGGGCTATGAGGAAATTGACTGTATCGTCATTGATATCGACAAGAACAAAGAAAAGGCGCTGAACATCGCCCTGAATAAAATCACAGGCGAATGGAATAAGGAACTGCTGGCGGATTTGATTAAGGATTTACAGGCTTCGGATTTTGATGTGTCTTTCACAGGCTTTGAGCCGCCGGAGATTGAGCAGCTATTCAATGCCGTGCACGATAAGAAAATTACGGAAGATGATTTTGACGTGGAGGCGGAGCTTCAGAAGCCTGCGGTGGCAAAACAGGGAGATGTGTGGCTGTTAGGCAGGCACCGGGTAATCTGTGGGGATTCCACTATGCCGGAGACATACGAGGTGTTGATGGCAGGGCAGAAAGCAAACCTTGTGGTGACAGACCCACCTTATAACGTGAATTATGAGGGAACTGCCGGGAATATCCAGAATGACCATATGGAAGATGGGAAGTTTTATCAGTTCCTTTTTGCGGCTTTTGTGAATATGGAACAGAATATGGAGCCGGATGCTTCCATCTATGTATTTCATTCAGACACAGAAGGGCTGAACTTCCGCAAAGCGTTCCATGATGCTGGATTCTATCTTTCCGGCTGCTGTATCTGGAAAAAACAAAGCCTCGTGCTGGGGAGAAGCCCCTACCAGTGGCAGCATGAACCGGTGTTGTTCGGCTGGAAGAAGGGCGGGAAGCACAACTGGTATTCGGACCGGAAGCAGACCACCATCTGGGAGTTTGACCGTCCAAAGCAGTCCAAGGACCATCCGACCATGAAGCCAGTGGGACTGGTGGCATACCCCATCCAGAATTCCTGTATGAGCAACTGCATTGTGCTGGACCCATTCGGTGGTTCCGGTTCCACTCTGATGGCTTGTGAGCAGACCAGCCGGATTTGCTATATGGCGGAACTGGATGAGAAATTCGTGGATGTGATTGTACAGAGATATATGGAACAGAAAGGCTCCGCAGAGGATGTGTCTGCCATTCGGGGTGGAGAGAAAATAAGATATTCAGAGTTAAAAAAGGAAGGTGCCGCCGATGAAGCAGTTGACCTTCCTTGATTTATGTTCAGGTATCGGTGGGTTCCGGCTGGGGCTGGAGGCTACCGGGCATAAGTGCATCGGTTATTGTGAATATGACAAATACGCAAGGGCTTCCTATGAAGCCATGTATGACACGGAGGGGGAGTGGAAAGCGGATGACATCACAAAACTCAGACCGGGGGAGATTCCATATGCAGACATCTGGACATTTGGTTTCCCTTGCCAGGACATCTCCATCGCCGGAAAACAGCGGGGACTGTCCGGCAAGCGAAGTGGAATCTATTACAGCATCATTGACCTCGTCAAAGGCAAGGAAGAAAGAGATAAACCCACATACCTACTTGTTGAGAACGTTAAAAACCTGCTTTCAGTTAATGGAGGCTTCGACTTTGCCGCCGTTTTGTCTGAAATGGACGAAGCGGGGTATGACGCAAGATGGCAGGTGCTTAACTCCAAAGACCACGGAGTCCCCCAGAACCGGGAGAGGGTGTTCTTTATCGCAAATCTTAGAAGCAGAGGTGAGCGAGAAATTTTATTTGTCGCAGGAGAAGACGGAGGAACTCTTAAAGAAGTTATAGGTGGGATGCAGGGATACCGGGTTTATGACCCGGAGGGAGTTTCTGTGACACTTGGAGCAAATGGCGGCGGCATGGGAGCGAATACCGGACTTTATTGTGTCGGAAATGTCAACCCCAGCGGCAGGGGGATGAATGGAAGCGCATATGATGACCGTGGACTGGCACCTTCTGTTACTACCAATAAGGGGGAAGGTCCCCCATTTGGTATGCCCATCCCCGATCTGAATGAAAAGTCCTGCGATAAGGACAATCAGAAGTTATTTCAATCGCTTTATTTAACGCATTCATCACATTTGCAGCAGTTGGTCGTTTAGCAATTCCGTAACTTATGATTTCTCCATTACACATGTCCATGAACGGATCCAGATACAGCTTGTGCATCGTCATGTGCCCTTTCGCGTCCACTTCATAGTATTTGAACTCTGTGGTGTCTGTCGTTATTTTTTGATGTGGTATATGTGTGTGAAATCTTCTTCGAATTCTATTAGGCGCAACAGTCCCTACATTCCCTTTATAAGAACTATATTTACGGCTTTTTCTAGTATACGATAGGACTTGAAGATTTAGCTTCTGCATAATGCGTTGAACCTTCTTCTTGTTTATCAGCATTCCTTGATTTCGAAGTTCTCCATACATACGTCGATAACCATAATCCTTGTTATTCTCATGGATTTCCATGATTTTATTTTCAATTTCTTTATCCGGATTTACTCTATCAAATCTTTTTTGCCAATACATATAGGTTGCTTTTGGCATACCGGAATACGAGAGCAGAACTTTTAATCGGAATTCTCCTCGGAGGCTGTGGATGACTCTTGCAATTCTCTCGTTTTTGCCTCGTCCTCTAAACGCAGCCTCCTCAGTTCTTTTAAAAATGCGTTCTCTATTTTTAGCTTGAGAAGTTCATCTTCAAGTTCTTTTACGTGTTCTGTACTTGTATCGACGGATACAGGATTGTCAGGAAGTACTTTGTTTTTATCAGTTGATGTCTCCAATGTCTTCTTACGACCTTTCTTACGTGGTCTTAACGCATCAGGTCCGGCAACACGATACTCATTCACCCATTTGCAAACAATCGCATTATTATTGATGCCGGAAGACAGAGCAACTTCCTGATACGACAACTCACTTGATAAATACAACTCTACCACATGAAGTTTAAACTCGAAAGAGTAATTCTCATTTTTACGGGATTTCAACAATCCTTCGTCACCGAATTGCTCATAATAATGAACCCAATTTAAAACTTGACGTCTGTTTTTAATACCATACTTTTCAGCAAGTAATGTGTAGCCACCTTCTCCACATAAGTAAGCATCAACGACTTGCTTCTTGAACTCATAGCTATATTTAGCCATAAAAATACCGACCTCCAATCATTAGATTATAGGTCTAACTTTTGGGGGTCGGTACATCGGAGGTGCTTTTCTTTTGCTTATTTTTAGGAGGTGTGTATGAAATTACCATCTATTTTAGGCATCCGGGGCGCGAGGGATAAGCCAAAGGACAACTACGGCGGTTCAGCATACTCCTTTTTCTTTGGGAGGAGTACCAGCGGGAAAACTGTGAATGAGCGGTCAGCCATGCAGACCACGGCGGTGTATTCCTGCGTGCGGATTCTGGCGGAGACGGTGGCATCCCTGCCGGTCCATCTGTACCGTTATACGGAAACGGGAAAGGAGCGGGTGTATGACCATCCGCTGTACCGTCTGCTCCATGATGAGCCGAACCCGGAGATGACTTCCTTCGTATTCCGGGAGACGCTGATGAGCCACCTGTTGATATGGGGCAATGCCTACGCACAGATTATCCGCAACGGCAAAGGGGAGGTCATTGCGCTGTACCCGCTGATGCCGGACCGCATGGGCGTGGAGCGTGACGGCAAGGGGCAGCTCTATTACGAATACACGGTGAGCATGGATGATGCGCCGACCGTGAAGGGCAGCACGGTCATCCTGCCGCCGTCGGAGGTGCTGCACATCCCCGGCCTCGGCTTTGACGGGCTTGTGGGCTATTCCCCCATTGCCATGGCAAAGAACGCCATCGGCATGGCGATTGCCTGCGAGGAATACGGGGCGAAGTTCTTCGCCAACGGCGCACAGCCGAGCGGCGTGCTGGAGCATCCGGGGACGCTGAAAGACCCGTCAAGGGTGCGGGAGAGCTGGCAGTCTACTTTTGGAGGCAGCCATAACGCCAATAAGGTGGCCGTCCTCGAAGAGGGGATGAAATATACTCCGATTTCTATCTCGCCGGAACAGGCGCAGTTTTTGGAAACACGGAAGTTCCAGATCAATGAGATTGCGAGGATTTTCCGTGTGCCTCCGCATATGGTGGGGGACTTGGAAAAAAGCAGTTTCTCCAATATCGAGCAGCAGAGCCTTGAGTTCGTGAAATACACCCTTGACCCTTGGGTGTCCCGGTGGGAGCAGTCCATGGCAAGAGCCCTGCTGACCCCGGAGGAAAAGAAGCAGTATTTTATGAAGTTCAACGTGGACGGCCTGCTCCGTGGCGATTACCAGAGCCGCATGAGCGGGTACGCCGTGGGGCGGCAGAACGGGTGGATGTCGGCCAATGACATCCGGGAGCTGGAGAACCTTGACCGCATCCCGGAGGAGCTTGGCGGCGACCTGTATTTAATCAATGGAAATATGATGCCGCTTTCGATGTCCGGGGCGGCATACCAAAAAGGGAAGGAGGAATCCGATGAAAACGAAGAAGTTCTGGAACTGGAGGAAAGTGAAAAATCAGGAGCCGGAAGTGACAGAGCGGATACTGGAATTAAGCGGCACCATCGCGGAGGAAAGCTGGTTTGACGATGATGTGACCCCGCAGCTTTTCAAGGATGAGCTGAATGCCGGGAGCGGTGACATTACCGTGTGGATCAATTCGCCGGGCGGTGACTGCGTGGCGGCGGCACAGATTTACAATATGCTCTCCAACTATAAGGGCAAGGTGACTGTAAAAATAGACGGCATCGCTGCGTCAGCGGCATCCGTCATTGCCATGGCGGGCGATACCGTCCTGGTGTCCCCGGTATCTATGCTTATAATCCACAATCCCGCCACCATCGCCTGGGGCGACCATGCGGAGATGCAGAAGGCCATTGATATGCTCGCCGAGGTGAAGGAATCCATCATCAACGCCTATGTGCTAAAGACGGGGCTTTCCCGTCCGAAGCTGTCGCATTTGATGGATGCGGAAACGTGGATGGATGCGAATAAGGCGGTGGAGCTTGGTTTTGCGGATGAGATCATGACGCGGGCAAAGGCAGAGGGACCGCCGGAAGAAGAGTCTGAGGAAGAAGAATCCGAAATGGGCGGGAAAAAGCCGCCTGCACAGGATTCCATGCTGTTCTCCCGGAAGGCGGTCAATAACACGCTTTTTAACAAGATGGCTGCCAAATACGGGCAGGCAGAAAAGAAACCGGATATGCAGGAGCAGGCACAGATCCCTGCCCCGGAAACAGAGACCGGCCGCTGTGTGGACGCACTCATGGAGCGGCTTGCTTTATTAAGACATTGAGAAGGAGGATTTCATTATGACGATTCTGGAACTGCGCGAGAAGCGCGCAAAGGCATGGGAGGCGGCAAAGGCGTTTTTGGATTCCCACAGGAAGGAGAACGGCGTCCTTTCCGCGGAGGATGATGCCGCATACACGAAGATGGAGCAGGAGATCACCGACCTTGGGAAAGAGATTGAGCGGCTGGAGCGTCAGGAGGCTCTCGATGCGGAACTGAACCGCCCGGTGAATAAACCCCTCACGGGGAAGCCGGGCGGAAAGGCGGATACGGACGGGGAGGATAAGGCGGGGCGTGCCTCCGATGATTATCGCAGGAATTTCTGGAACGCTATGCGCTCCAAGGTGCCGATGCCGAATGTGACCAACGCCCTGCAGATTGGCACGGATTCCGAGGGCGGCTACCTGGTGCCGGACGAATACGAGCGCACACTGGTGGAGGCGCTGGAGGAGGAGAACATCTTCCGCCAGATGGCAAAGGTCATCAAGACCTCCAGCGGCGACCGCAAGATTCCCGTTGTAGCTTCCAAGGGTACGGCATCGTGGATTGACGAGGAGGACGCGTTCCCGGAGAGCGATGACTCCTTCGGGCAGGTTTCCATCGGGGCGTATAAGCTCGGCACCATGATCAAGGTTTCCGAGGAGCTGTTAAACGACAGCGTGTTTGACCTGCAGTCCTATATCTCCCGCGAGTTTGCCCGCCGCATCGGGGCGAAGGAAGAGGAGGCGTTCTTCACGGGGGACGGCAAGGGCAAGCCGTTAGGCGTGCTTGCGGCCACAGGCGGGGCGGAAACGGGCGTGACCGCGGCATCTGCCACGGCTGTGACGGCGGATGAACTGATGGATTTATATTATTCCCTGAAATCCCCATACCGCAAGAAGTCCGTGTGGGTGCTGAATGATTCTACCATCAAGGCTATCCGCAAGCTGAAGGACAGCAACGGGCAGTACCTGTGGCAGCCGTCCCTTACGGCGGGAACCCCGGACACCATCCTTGGCAGGCCGGTGAAGACTTCTGCCTATATGCCGGTCCTTGCCGCAGGCGCAAAGACAATCGCTTTCGGCGATTTCTCCTATTACTGGATCGCTGACCGGCAGGGGCGCTCCTTCAAACGTCTGAATGAGCTGTTCGCAGCCACCGGGCAGGTGGGATTCCTCGCTTCGCAGCGTGTGGACGGGAAGATGATCCTTGCGGAAGCTGTGAAGGTGCTGGTGCAGAAGGCGGCATCCGCAGGCTAAAGAAAGGGGGCTCGGTGGCGCTGGAAGAGATGAAAAACTATCTCCGTGTGGATTATGACGAGGATGATGCCCTGATTGAAAGCATGGTCAGGGCATCGGAGAAAATCTGCATGGATGTGGCAAGGATGGATTCTGCGGAGGAATTCTATGCCGTGGAAAATGCAGAGGTGGCTGTGCTGTATGCAGCCGCCTACCTCTACGAACACAGGGAGGAAGCCGACCACCATGCCATGATGCTGACGCTGCGGGCGCTGCTCTTTGGCAGCCGGAAGGAGGCGTTCTGATGGATGTGGCGGCAATGAACGTGCGGATCATGTTCCAGAAAAATGATGTGGTGTCCGACGCCATCGGCAACCGCAGAAACACATGGGCGGATTATTATTCCTGCCACGCTACGATCAGCGATTCCCAGGGGAAGTCCTCTGCGGAATCGGAGGCGGCGGGGCAGACAACGGAACATCCGGACATCAGTTTCACTGTGCGTTTCTGCAGGAAGGTGAAGGCGGTGGACACCACGGGTTTCCGCATCTTATGGGACGGCGGCATTTATGACATTTTGAAGATAGACCATCTGAATTATAAAAAACGGGCATTGAAATTCAAATGCGAGAAAGTGAGGCGGTGACGATGGCGAACGGTGTATCCATTGACCGGATGGCAGAGGAGATCATGAAGGGGCTGACGGAATATGCGGACCTTGCCACGGAGGATGTGAAAAAGGCGGTGAAAAAAGCCGGGACTGCGGTGCGGAAGGACATTGAAGCCAACGCGCCGAAGGACACCGGGAAATATGCAAAGTTGTGGACGGTGAAGACCACGAGGGAAACGGCCAATTCGCTGGAAGTGACGGTGCATTCCAGAAACCGCTACCAACTGGCGCACCTTCTGGAACACGGCCATGCCAAGAGGGGCGGCGGGCGTGTTTCCGCAAAGCCCCATATCGCGGCAGCGGAGCAGGCCGGTACCCGGCAGCTTGAAAAAGAGATACAGAAAGCATTGGAGGGATAGGCTGTGAAAACATTACTTGTGCTTTTGGAGGAAACCGGCATCCCTTTCGCCTATGACCATTTCGCGGGTCCGACTCGTTCCTAACTGAAAAGGTTAGGCACTAATAAAAGAACGAGAATCGTTTGATTATTAGGAGAACTGATAATCCAACAGGTGGAATGAAGGGGTAACGCCCAGAAACGCCACCCTAAACTCCGACATGCGTCATATGGCGAAAGCCAAGGCGTGTGAAGCTCGGTGAAGTCGGCTGAGAGCAACCGTAGGATGTGATCAACATCTCGAAAGCTGTCCAGAGGTGGACGGTGTTGCCTATAGGTCGGGGGTCTATAAAATACCTAAGGTTAGAATGTCTCAAAATGGGAGACTGACGAACCTGCGAATGTACGGGTCTATAAGTGGACTGCATAGAAATGTGCAGGCACGTTAATTCGTGGTCAGTAGCGGTCGAGTAAGAATCTGCGATATGAAAGACCGTAATGCGTTACAGGCGCATTTAAGCTGACAGGCTCATAGTGGGAACCTACGGGTATATGCACAGATAGGATTATCGGAACGAGGAAAGGTATCAGGCCTTGTAATTAAGGTAATCTGACGAAAACGGGCACTCATGCCCCACAATAAGCAGACGCACTGATGCTGAAAAGTAGAGGCCGAACCAATGATACTCTTGCAATGAGAGCGGAGGAATGGCCTCAAGTCGTTAGTAAGGCCGTTGAATCATACAATCGTATGAGGATTCGGGTAAGACAAAAAGTGTCGCCCCAGAAATGGAGGTGATGCCTTATGCCAAATGAAAAAGCAAATGTAACCAGTAAACAGCTCTCGGTCGATAGTATAAGACATGCTGAATACTACGGAATGCAGGAAACCTTTGACACACTGTATGCAAGAAGTAAAAACGGGGATGTTTTCGATGACCTGATGAACATAGTACTTAGTAGAGAGAATATCCTGTTGGCATACAGAAATATGAAGTCCAATACCGGAAGTAGAACGGCAGGCACTGACAAACTGAACATTTTCGACATCAGCAGGCTAACCGCTGATGAAGTAGTGGAAAGGGTTAGATTTATACTGACGGGAAGCAAGCACGGATACCGGCCAAGGCCGGTACGAAGAAAAGAAATACCGAAGCCTTATGACCCGACAAAAACCAGACCGCTCGGAATACCGTGTATCTGGGATAGATTGGTACAGCAATGTATCAAACAGGTCATGGAGCCTATCTGCGAAGCAAAATTCAGTGATAACAGCTATGGGTTCCGTCCTAACAGGTCGGTCTGTAGAAAACGCCATTGCGGCAACCTATTACAGGCTGAATATAGGACACCTGAACTATGTAATTGAGTTTGACATCAAAGGGTTCTTCGACAACGTAAATCACAGCAAGCTGATAAAGCAGATATGGTCTTTGGGAATCAGAGATACAAAACTGATAGGGATAGTGAAGCGCATACTGACTGCACCAATCAAGATGCCTGACGGGTCTGTGGTTCGACCCGACAAGGGAACTCCACAAGGCGGCATAATCTCACCATTGCTCGCAAATATAGTCCTGAACGAACTTGACCACTGGATTGACAGCCAATGGCTTGAAAATCCGGTACTCGACAAATACAGCGGAGGATTCAACAAGTCAGGAACCCGTATCAAAAGCACTGGATACAGAGCCATGCGCAGCACGAACCTAAAGGAAATGTATATTGTGCGATATGCTGATGATTTCAGGATTTTCTGTCGAACAAAAGAGGATGCCAAAAGGACAATGATTGCAGTCGCGCAATGGCTGTCTGATAGGCTGAAACTTGAAGTCTCGCCAGAGAAAACAAGGATTGTCAATGTAAAGCACAGACACTCTGATTTTCTGGGGTTCAAAATCAAGCTACACCCAAAAGGCAAGAAATATGTAGTGACTTCACGTATTGCCGACAAACAAAGGCAAAGAAAGAAGCAGAACCTGACTGACCAAGCTAAAAATGTTGCGCACCCAAGAAAAGGCCGTAATGAGTACAGCGAGATTACGCTGTACAACAGCATGGTTATGGGAATGCAGAACTACTACAGCATTGCAACAGATATCATTATGGATTGCAGGGAACTGAATCGGGCTGTCATGACGGTCTTTACGAACAGGTTAAAGGAGCAACGTTCAAGCCGCCTTGTTACGACTGGAAGAGAGCTGACCAGAACGGAGCAACATAGATATGGGAAATCCCAACAGCTACGCTATGTAGCCGGAGTGGACGAACCGATTTATCCGATTGGTTACACTCAATTCCGCACGCCAAGACAGAACAGCAGGAGTATCAACAGTTTTTCAGCAAAAGGCAGAATCGGGTTACACGATAATCTGAAAATCAACACTGACCTAATGCTTACGCTGATGAGAAATCCACCCAAAAACGCAAGCATAGAGTATGCGGACAACCGTATTTCTTTATTTTCAGCGCAATGGGGAAAATGTGCTGTCACTGGCAACGAATTTCAGGGGTTGCAGGATATATATTGCCATCGTATAAACCCGTACCTCAGGTATGGGTGTGACCGATTTGCTAATCTTATCCTGATATGCGAGAACGCCTATAATCTGATTACTGCTATAGACCCGCAAGCCATAAAACAATATCTGCTGATTTGCAATCTGGATGAAAAACAGCTTGAGAAAGTCAATATGCTTCGTCAAAGGTCTGGCCTTGTAACTTTATAAACTTATATAATAACGCTTTTTCAATACGGTAGATTGTCATAGATTCAGAAGTTTTACTAACGATGGAACGCCGTGTGCGGTGAAAGTCGCATGCACGGTGTGGAGTGGGGGAAAATCCGGAGGTGGTAAGTACCAAAGGATTACCTATCACTATAGGGCGAATCGCCGGAGCCGCCGTTTATCTGTTACCTCCTGCCGCAGAGCGGCAACTTCGCCGCGGACGGCATGGTGTATTTCAAGGCAAGCGGCGTGAAGATAGAGCTGTACACCGACACGAAGGATCTGTCGGTGGAAAAGAAACTGGAGGACGCGCTGGATAAGCGGCGCATCTTCTACAACAAGTCGGAGGTCTGGATTGCCAGCGAGAAGCTGTACGAGGTCCTCTACCAGTTTGATATGGAGGTGGTTTACGATGCCGAAGAAGAATAAAGTGAAATTCAACATCTGCAACGTGCATTACGCGCTGCTGACGCTTGGGGCGGACGGGGCGGTGTCCTTTGGCACGCCCGTTGCGATGCCCGGCGCCGTCTCGCTCTCCCTGGACCCCAACGGCGAGCCGAGCAACTTTTACGCCGACGGGTATGCTTATTACACGGTCAGCAACAACATGGGCTATGAGGGCGACCTGGAGCTTGCCATGGTGCCAGAGAGCTTCCGCACGGATGTGCTGAAGGAGGCGCTGGATGAAAATAAAGTGCTTTTGGAGAATGCCAACGCGGAGACGGAGAACTTTGCCCTGCTCTTTGAGTTTGACGGGGATGTGCGGAAGATCCGCCATGTGCTGTACAACTGCTCGGCGGCGCGCCCGACCATTGAGTCCCAGACCAACGAGGACGAGATCGAGGTGCAGACCGAGACGCTGTCCCTCACGGCGGCGCCTTTGGCGAGCGGCTATGTGAAGGCAAAGACCGGGGACGCCACCACGGAGGAGGTCTACCAGAACTGGTACAAGAGCGTGTACCTGCCGGAAGCGGCTGCGGGAGGCAGCGGCACGGATACAGAACCCGGAGGCACAGAAAATGATGGCACGGAAGGGGAGGGATAATCCATCAGCATGAAGCAGAATATCGAGATTGATGGGAAACAGGTGCCTTTTAAGGCATCCGCAGCCATCCCTCGCATTTACCGCATGAAATTCCACCGGGACATTTATAAGGACCTGCGTTCCCTGGAGAAGTCCATCGGTGACGGGGACGAGGAAAGCTCCAACCTGGATTTATTCTCACTGGAGATGTTCGAGAATATCGCTTATGTGATGGCAAAACACGCAACCCGGATATTCCGGACAGCCCGGAGGAATGGCTGGATGAGTTCAACACCTTTTCCATTTACCAGGTGCTACCGAAGCTGATCCAGCTTTGGGGGCTGAACGTGCAGACGGATGTCCAGTCTAAAAAAAACTTCGCCCGACTGACCGGGAAATGACAACGCCGCTGTTCCTGCTGCGCTGCGTACAGCTTGGGCTTTCCATCCGCGACCTTGACCTCCTCACCATAGGCATGGTCAACGATATGTTCGCGGAGAGCAGGAACGACGAATACAAGGGCTATAAAGAAATCGCTACCCAGGAGGATTACGACCGCTTTTAGGCGGCGTCCCCCTGGGTTTTGTTTTGCATTTTAACAGGAAGGGGTGTCCACCGTGGCGAACAGAATCAGGGGTATCACTGTTGAGATCGGCGGGGATACCACCAAGTTACAGACTGCCTTAAAAGGCGTCAATTCTTCCATCCGGGATACGCAGTCACAGCTCCGGGATGTGGAGAAACTCTAGAAATTAGACCCCGGCAATACGGAGCTGCTGGCGCAGAAGCACAGGCTTTTGGGCGAGGCGGTCAGTGATACCAAAGAGAAGCTCGCCACGCTGAAAACAGCGGCTGAGCAGGCAAACGCGGCCCTTGCCAACGGCGAGATCACGCAGGGCCAGTACGATGCCCTCCAGAGGGAAATCATTGAGACCGAGCAGCGCCTCCATGACCTGGAAACACAGGCAAACCAGTCCGCCACGGCTTTGCAGAAGATATCAGCCGTGGGTGAGAAACTACAGTCTGCCGGAGATAAGATTTCCTCTGCCGGGGAAAAACTGCTCCCGGTCACGGCGGGGGTTACGGGTTTGGGTGCGGCGGCTGTCACCACGGCGGCAAACTTTGAATCGTCCATGTCGCAGGTTCAGGCGACCATGGGCATCACAAAGGATTCCATGTCCACGGTAAACGGGGAATCCGTCAATACGATGGACACCCTTTCCGCGCTGGCAAAGAAGATGGGCAGCGAGACGGCTTTTTCCGCAAGCGAGTGTGCGGAGGCGTTAAACTACCTCGCCCTTGCCGGGTATGACACTCAGCAGATGTGCGACACGCTCCCAACCGTCTTGAACCTTGCGGCGGCCGGCGGCATTGACCTTGCGGCCGCATCGGACATGGTGACGGACGCCATGTCCGCTTTGGGCATGGGTGTGGATGAGGCGGGGACGATGGTGGACCAGATGGCAAAGACCGCATCCACCACCAACACATCCGTGGCGCAGCTTGGCGAGGGCATCCTTACCATCGGTGCGACCGCAAAGACCGTGAAGGGCGGCACGGCGGAATTAAATACTGCACTCGGTATCCTCGCCAATAACGGCATCAAGGGCGCAGAGGGCGGCACCCATTTAAGGAACGTCATCCTCTCCCTGCAGAACCCCACCGACAAGGCGGCCGCCTGCATGGAGCAGCTCGGCCTGGATGTTTACGATTCCGAGGGAAATATGCGCTCTCTCAACGACATCCTCGGTGATTTGAACACTTCCATGGATGGCATGACTGCCGCTGAAAAGAGCAACATTATCGGGCAGATTTTCAACAAGACCGACCTGTCCTCCGTGAACGCCCTGCTTGCCAACACAGGGACCACATGGGATGACCTGCAGCAGTCCATCATTGACAGCGGGGGCGCGGCACAGCAGATGGCGGACACACAGCTTGACAACCTGCAGGGGCAGATCACAATTTTGAAGTCAGCCCTGGAAGGGCTGGCGATTTCTTTTGGGGAACTTCTAATGCCTGCCATCAAGACGATTGTCGGGTGGGTACAGCAGTTCGTGGATTGGCTGAACGGCATGGATGAGGGGACGAAGAAAGTCATCACGACCGTGGCTTTATTGGCGGCGGCACTCGGTCCTGTCCTTATCGTTATCGGGAAAGTGGTGTCTGCGGTCGGCACGATCATGACGATTGTTCCGAAAGTGGCGGGTGTAATCAATACAGTCAAGACCGCTTTCGCCGCCTTAAACACCACCATGCTCGCCAATTCAATCTTCCTGATTATTGCGGCGATAACAGCACTGGTGGCGGCGTTTATTTATCTGTGGAACACGAATGAGGATTTCCGGCAGTTCTGGATCAACCTTTGGGAGAATGTGAAAGAGGTTGCCATCGCCGTATGGGAGGCAATCAAGAACTTCTTTACAGCGGCATGGGAGGCCATTTCCTCCACAGCGCAGGCGGTGTGGAACGGGATCAAAGACTTCTTTTCCGGGCTGTGGGAAGGGATTAAAAGCATATTTACCACGGTGGTGGAGGCAATCAAAACTGTCGTAACCACCTATTTTAATATTTACAAAACAATTATTACTACGGTCTTAAATGCGATAAAAACAGTATTCACGACCATTTGGAACGGGATAAAAACTGTGGTCACGACCGTAGTGACGGCGATTCAGACATTCATCACCACGGCATGGAACGCCATCAAAAATACAGTCACCACAGTCTTAAATGCCATAAAGACGGTCATCACAACCGTGTGGAATGCGATAAAGGCTGCGGTCACGGCAGTGGTGAATGGGATTAAGAACACCATTTCCTCGGTATGGAACGGCATAAAATCCACGGTTTCAAATGTAGTAAACAGCATTAAAAATACAATCACCACGGTATTCAATAACATTTGGAGCGGCATCAAAGGAACCATGGGCAAGATTGTATCCTCTATCAAGGAGGGATTCAACCAGGCGATTTCCTTCATTACGAGCCTTCCGTCCAAAGCCCTGCAGTGGGGCAAGGACATGATCATGGGCATCGTAAACGGGATAAAAAGCTGTATTGGTGCAGTCGGTGACGCTGTATCTTCTGTGGCAAACAAGATTAAGTCCTTTCTGCACTTCTCCGTGCCGGACGAGGGACCGCTGACCGATTACGAAAGCTGGATGCCGGACTTCATGAAAGGCTTGGCAAAGGGCATCGAGGACAGCAAGAGCATGGTGGCAAAAGCGGTGAAGGGCGTGGCAGCGGACATGGTATTAAATCCGTCTGCGGCGGTGCAGGAGATTTCCGTATCCGGAAACGGCGGGGAAGGCTCTGCACATGACAGCACGATTACCGGCCCGCTGATCGAAGTAAAAGAAATGAACGTGCGGAGCGAGGAAGATATCCGCAGGATTTCACAGCAGCTTTACCGGCAGCTCCAGCAGGGGCGGCGGGCAAACGGTTATTCGTAAAGGAGGGATGTGTGGATGGGATTTTCCTTTGACGGCATATCATCAAAAAGCATGGGGATTGCAAGCCGGATGACGGAAGAAAACCGGGTGCCGGAACTTAGGAACCGCACTATTTCCATGGCGGGCAGGGACGGCCTGATTGACCTGGGCGCGTCCCTTTCCGAGCGGGTGATTGAGATTTCCTGCTTCATTCCTCCGAAGCGGACGGCGGAGGAGCTTCTGGAATGCAAGGATGAGATTGTAAGCTGGCTGAGTCCCGATAAGGGGCTGTGCGCCCTTGTGCTGGACACAGAGCCGGGGCGGGTGTATTACGCAAGGCTCCAGGAGGTCTGCCGTGCAGGAGCGGTTCAGCTCCCCGGTAAAGGAAAGCGCCGCCGACACCCACACCTCACCGCTGCCCCGGTCGCCGATGACATACTGCGCCTTCCTGCCGTCCGGCTCTATCAAGCAGGCGATAAAGTACCAGCCGTTATTTACAAAGGAAAACGGCGGCGTCACTGATTCATCCAGTATCAGGGAACCTGCGGAATTATAGAGCATAATCCTCGGCTTTCCCCGGATGAGGGAAAGATAGAAAATCGGCTGCCCCGGCCCCTGCCTCGTGTTGAAGATTGGCGTGTAGGTTTGGAATCAAAATTGGATAAGCATGTATTGAATGAAGATGATTTAGAAAATAAAGAGTTGGTTATAAAAAATATACATGTGAGCGTTCAATCTATGCATGCTACTTATAAGGATCATGAGCAGGTTGGAGAGATAGAACTTCCATTTTTGAAATATGAATCTAACGGAACTATTAGGATGTTGAGGATTTTAGCAGCTATTTTTGAGGCTTTGGATGCCGGGAGTACATTGTTTATTGATGAAATTGAAAATGGTTTACATCCCAATTTGGTGAAACTTTTAGTTGGGTTATTCAATTCTGAAGATACTAATCCTTATCACGCTCAGTTGATATGCACCACACATGATACTTTGTTGCTAAATGAGGTGAGAAGAGATCAGATTTGGTTTACTGATAAAAATCAATATGGAGAAACGAGAGTATGTAGGCTAAGTGATTATCCAAATGTAAGAAGTAATGATAATATCGGTGTGAAATATTTACATGGAGTGTTCGGTGCTGTTCCAAACACTCAAGATTTAGAATAAAAAAGAACCAAAGGGCCAACTTTGGTTCTAGAGGTGGATAGCCACCCAATGTAGTAACCATGGGCGAAATGACCATGGCGCAATATAAAATAATCCGATTCCATAATACCATGGTTGCTACAGATTTTCAACAGAAATTTGATATAGGAGGGAAAATAGATGGAAGATTTGTAGGACATGGTAGCTAATGCGCCATATATAAATTAATAAAGTACTTTGGTCATTTCTCCTTTTTAATTATAGATATTTTTTATAAAAATGGAGGAAAAAAGTTGATTTTAAAAAAGAAAAGGATTAATAAGCTGTCTTGTTTAGATTTCATTAATCAGGGCGAGAAAATTGTTGTAGCATTACGTGATGCGATGAGATTTAAGGATATTTTGGTGAAATTAGGATTCTCTGATGAGCTAAATGAGGGAGAAAGAATATTGCCATTGTCAATGAACCCATCAACAACAAGGAATGCTGAGAAATTTTATGTTATAGACAAAACGAAACCTAAAGAAACATATTCACAGACCTTATGGTGGACACGCCATGAATGGGCAGGAAGAGGAGAAACGAAAGAAGTTACAGATTATGTCAGCATTCCGCGTAAAAGATTTCCTCGTACAGAGTATGCCCCATATAGTGTAGAACTGATTTTAAAATATGATGATTACGGTCAGTTAATGGTAATCACTGATCCAATTATGTTTCGTAAAAGTGATGAGAAACTTATACTAAATACGATTAATATTTTCTTGATAAGTTTTCAAGAATGTGAGGTTCTTACTGATAACCTGGAAAAATTATTGCCTATCCAGGTTGTACGGTTAAATTGGGAAGTTTTACCTAAAGGTGAGTATCCTTGGAGCAAAATGCGCGATAACCTTGAAAGAATGTCGGTGAGAAAAGGAAAGACAGCAAGACAGATGATGATGGATAAATGCGAATACATAAATTCGTTTCATCCAGATTTTAGAGCTTATGGTAAGTCTGGTTTCAGTGGATATGTAATTTTTGGTTTTCAGGATCGGAATCTATATGTTCTTGAAAGTGTCTATCCTAATAATGCCACATATGTATTTGGAACTGACTGGGAAGAACTGTCGAAGTTATCAAAGGCTGAAATTTTGAACGACAATCTTCAGAATGCTAGGTTGATTCATCATGACAACTGGCAAAAAGAAATTACTGAATTATTGGAGGCATAGTAACTATGGGAAAGAATCAGCATGTAACGCCACATAAAGATGGTGGATGGCAGGTTAAAGGTGAAAATAATTTACGGGCAACAGTTAGGACGAGTACACAGGCGGAAGCTATTGAAAGAGCCAGAGAAATTGCACGTAGGCAAGAATCGGAACTTTTTATTCATGGAAAGAATGGAAGAATACGTGAAAGAGATTCGTATGGTAATGATCCATATCCGCCAAAAGGGTAAAGGTTATTAAAGGATTTGCAGTAATTTAATACAAGAGAATTAAGATGTGTGGGATAAAGCCTCGCAGATAGATAAATCAAGGTGAGTGTTTTATCCCGTTCTTTTTACAGTAATACACTATAAAATGAATAGTAAATTACGGAGGACAAAGGAATGCTGCTCAGAATAAAAAATAATGCAAAATACATATTTACATGTTTTACAGCTATTTCTTCCATTGTGTTTGGGTTGCTTTCTATCCTTCAAATGTTTGTAAACTGGGATATATTTGGTATGAAGAATGATGATACAAAATGTAAAATAGCCATTTTCTGCTTTATTCTTGTAAGCTGTATGGTATTCGCCCTAATACAGTTTATCTTTTTTTCAAACAGTAAGTCTATTTTTTTGAAGGATGAAGTTGAAATTTTGGTTAAATATGGTGATTTGCTAAAAATTGCTTTCCCTAAAAAGAGTAAGGGGGATAAAATAGTTGTAATTGCTGTAAATAGATGCTTTGATACTGTAATTAACCAAGACATCATTAAAGCTGATTCGATGCATGGGCAGTTTCTAAAGTTATTTGTGGCTGATAATCTTGCAAGACAGCGTTTAGATAATGCGATAGATGCTTCATTACAGGAGTTTGGGACGCCTTATGAAACTTTGAATCGCTCTGATAAAAGATACGGAAAATTAAAGAGATATCCTCTTGGATCAGTAGCAAGAATTGATGGTGAAAATGGAATTACCTTTTTTCTATTGGCCCTAACAAAATTTGATTTGGACTGTGTTGCACATTGTAATAAGCATGAATATGTTGAATGTTTACTTAGGCTTTTTGAATATTATGATGCACATGGGCAAGGGCGAGACATATATTTGTATCCAATGGGAACAAAGATGGCACGAACAGGTCTTAGCAAAAAAGAAGCATTGGAAACAACAGTTACTTTGACAAAAATTTCCAAAGAACATTTAAGAGCTAAAACAACCATAGTTGTTGACAGAAGAAATAAAAATGATTATCCATAATGGATTTATGAGGAGGAGTTTAAAATGGCATACAGAAATGGTACATATGTTGCTTTTGATGGACAAGGAACGACTGACCCAACACAGAGTAATTTGAAATATTTGGGATTATTGCGTAGTTGGAATAATAGTAAAAATTATGAGCTTACGTTTAGTGATAGTCATTTAAAAACATATCGTGTACTTGATACAAGTCAAAGGCGTACTCTTGAAAATCGATTGATGGAAAGGCTGCGTAATTCAAAAAATATGTTGTTGATTTTATCCCAAAATACAAATTACGATAGGGGAATGCTAAATTTTGAGATAGAAAAGGCTGTTGATGTATATAAACTGCCTATTATTGTAGCATATACAGGGTGTGATTATTTATTGGATGCAAGGAAATATAGCAATCGTTGGCCCAAGGCACTTGAAGAACGGATTGATAATGGTTCTCTTTTAGCCATCCATATTTCTTTCAAAGAAAAAGCAATAATGAATGCTATCGATCAATTCTCAATTCATAGTTCCGAAGATAACAGATTGACAAGTGCGTTATGTACCTATGTTGAGGATGCATATCGTTCATGGAACTATTTATAAAATAACAGATGATCAATCAGTTTTAATAGTACTAAGTCCATACACTATTAACTAAAAAATGTGGATAGTGACAAGCCTGCAGAGCATAGTTTGTTCTGTGGGCTGTTTTTTTATTTTCATACCCCCTCAAAACGGCTCCCAAATCTCCGTATAGTGAGGAGGTGCTGACAGTGACAGATGAACAGAAAGAAAAAATCATCCGTTTCCGCAGCATGGGGCGCGGCTATGCAGCCATAGGGAAGGAGCTTGGCATTTCCAAGGATACCGTCAAGAGCTTCTGCCGCAGGAACAGCCTCACCTCTGCGGACATCCTGGTACAAGATGATAAAGACAGATGCCGCGAATGCGGCGTGGAGATAAAGCAGCGGCCAAAGATGAAAAAGCAGGTGTTCTGCTGTAAAGCCTGCAGGGAAAAATGGTGGACGGAACACCCGGAGCGGATCAAACAGAAAGCGGTCTATGAATTTACTTGCGCCCAATGTGGGAAGGCGTTCACGGCTTATGGGAATAAGAACCGCAAATACTGCTCCCATGAATGCTACATAGTCGGCCGGTTCGGAGGTGGCGGAAATGGATGAGAAAGAGTTTGAAGCGGAAAAGCTGTACTATATTTCCATATCTATTGCCAAATCCATGCTCCAGAAAGGCATTATCGACGAGGAAGTATTAGCCATAATTGATACAAAACTCCTGGAAAAATACCGCCCAATTTCGGGTACATTACTGGCCGGAAAACCCTTGATATAAAGCCGGTTCAGAGTGATATATGGTAGTGGAAGGAAGTGATAAAATGGCTAAAGTAAGCAGGATAGAGCCGAAAATCCTGGCTCTGAAAAAACGGCGGAGGGTGGCGGCTTATGCCCGCGTATCCATGGAGACAGACCGCCTTGCCCATTCCCTTTCCGCGCAGGTGAGCTATTACAATGACCTGATCCAGTCAAACCCTGAGTGGGAGTTTGCCGGGGTGTACGCAGATTTCGGGATCAGCGGCACCGGGACGGCCAAGCGGGAAGAATTCAACCGCCTTATCGCAGACTGCGAGGCGGGGAAGATTGACATTGTGCTGACCAAGAGCATATCGAGGTTTGCGAGGAATACGGTTGACCTGCTCTCCACGGTCAGGCATCTGAAGGAGATCGGCGTGGAGGTGCGGTTTGAAAAGGAGAATATCCACTCCTTTTCCGGCGATGGGGAACTGATGCTTTCCATCCTTGCGTCCTTTGCACAGGAAGAGGTGCGGTCGCTTTCGGAAAACTCCAAGTGGGGAATCCGGAAGACCTACCAGAACGGAACAGACGGCGTAAGGAACAAGAAAGTCTTTGGCTACCGCTATGACGGCGAAAAGTATGTGGTAAAAGAGGACGAGGCAGAGGCTGTGAAATTTATTTTTGAACAGACCGCCGCTGGGGTTTCGGCATCGGAAATCCTGGCAGAATTGAAAAAGCGCAGGGTGAAGTCCTGGCGGGGATATGATTTCACCTACAGCCATCTGAATGGCATCTTAAAAAACGAAATCTACATTGGTGACAGGCGGCTGCAGAAATGCTATGAGGAGGACCCCATCAAACACAATAAAATAAAGAACCGGGGCGAGCTTCCGCAGTATTACATTTCCGGATGCCATGAGCCGGTCATTGACAAGGGGACATTCGCAAAGGTTCAGGAAATCCTGAAAGAAAGGGCGGAGGCAGTGCCGGTCTATCCCTTTACCGGAAGAATCCGGTGCGGGGTGTGCGGCCGCGCATTTACGAGGAAAAAGGGGAAGGTGCGGGGAAAGGTTTATGTCCACTGGATATGCAGGGGCAAGAAAGAAACCGGAACGACCTGCTCCAGCGTGAACTTCGGGGAAGAGGAACTGGAAGCGGCTGCGGCGCAGGCCCTTGGGCTGGATGCCTTTGACGGAGAAAGGTTCGGGGAGATGGTCAGGGAAGTTACCGTCTTACCAAACGGAAACCTGCAGCTCCGGCTTTCCGATGGCGGTGCAAAGGTCTGGAAGAACCTGCGGCTGCACCAGGCACGGCATGAGGTGACGGTCACGGACTGTTTCCAAGGGAAGATACGGTGTGCCATCTGCGGGAATACATACCACAGAGTCAACGCCGGCGGGAAATGGGTGTACTGGTACTGCATCGGCAAAAAGCGGGATCATGTGGAATGCCATGCCGTAAATTATGCGGATTTCAAGCTGCGGCGCATTTCCGCAAGCATCCTCGGTTTAGAGGAATTTGACGAAGATGAGTTTGAAAGAAAAATAAAGGAAATCCTTGTGCTGGAAAACGGCAGCATGGAATTCCGGTTCCATGAAGGGAGGACGGAAACATGGGAAAGAATGTGATGACGATACCGGCCACACGGAACCGCTTCACGGCGGACCCCATCAGCAGCCGGAAAAAGCGGCGCGTGGCAGGATACGCCCGTGTCAGCACCGACATGGAAGACCAGCAGACCAGCTACGCCGCGCAGTGCGATTATTATACGTCCTACATACAGAGCCGGGAGGATTGGGAATTCGTCGGGCTGTATTCGGATGAAGGCATCAGCGCAACTTCCACGCGGCACCGCGAGGGATTCAACAAAATGGTGGAGGATGCCCTGGAGGGGAAGATTGACCTCATCATCACAAAGAGCGTGTCACGGTTCGCGAGGAACACGGTGGACAGCCTTTCCACCATCCGGAAGCTGAAGGACAACGGCACGGAGTGTTATTTTGAAAAGGAGGCAATAGACACCTTGGATGCCAAAGGAGAAGTGTTGTTGACAATCCTGTCTTCTCTGGCACAGGACGAGAGCCGGAATATTTCAGAGAACAGCACATGGGGTATCCGCAAGAGGTTTGAAATCGGGCAGCATAAGATGAGCACCAAGCGATTCCTTGGTTATGATGCGGATGAGAATGGAAAACTGGTTGTGAATAAACAGCAGGCAAAGATTGTGAAACGGATTTTTATGGAGTTCCTGTGGGGAAAGACCACCGATTATATGAAGCGGATTTTTGAAAGGGAAGGTGTGATAAATTGGGATGGCGGGACGAAATGGCAGTCCACGACCATTGGCAGTATGCTGGAGAATGAAAAGTATAAAGGGGACACGCTCTTGCAGAAAAGTTACACAGTGGATTTCCTGACGAAGAAGCGGGTACAAAATGAAGGGGAAATCCAGCAGTATTATATTGAGGATGACCATGAGGCGATTATAGAGCCTTGGATTTGGGAATGTGTGCAGTTGGAGATGAAGCGGAGGGAACGGTATCTGGAGGAGCATAATATTACACGGTTTTCCCAGAATACGGAGGTGAATCCATTTTCAAGCAAGATTATCTGTGGGGAGTGCAACAGGGCTTTTGCGAGGAAGGGGTGGCGGACACCGAGTGGAGACTGGAAAGTGTGGCAGTGCAGTGAGCAGTATAAGGTGAAAGGTGTGCGGGGATGTGGGAATCGACACATTTATGAGGATACGCTGATTCAGATTTACCTGATGGCGTGGAACAGGCTGTTAGAGTGTAGGGAGATGCTGCTGCCGGAGTGGGAGGAGAAGATACAGAGCGAGGATTTGCTGACGAAGTTCCGGGTGATGGATTTTATGGAAATTACCAAGGATGCACAGCAAATAAAGGAGCTGGATATTGATTTGATGCTTCGGACGTTGGATCATATCAAGGTGTATGAGAGCGGGACGATAGTGACGGTGTTTCTGGATGGAACGGAGATTGAGTATAATGCTAATAATAGATAG